TTGCGTAAACATTATCTACCTTCGGAGTATGATACTCTATACAAGGTTATCGATTCTCATTGCGATAAGTATCATCAAGTGCCTACATTTGATGATCTTCGCTATGAGATTCGTGATGGTGCTACACGCGACAGGCTCTATGCCATAGAAGGCATAGAAGTGGAGGCTGAGCCTCTACACCTTCTCGAGTATCTGAAGAATGAGTACGCGCAAAAAGAAATTTTGGGGTCTCTGGAAACCTATATAGATCAGTCTGTAGCTTTTGAAGATGCAGACGAGTCTCTTGCACACCTTCACCAGATCGTACTTGATGTAGAACAAAAAGTTGAGCTTCAAGACCCAGAAGAGAATATGCAATATATTCAACTCTTTGATCCGGACGAGGAGGTAAGCAAGTACCTTCCACTCGGCCTCAATTCAGATTATGATGATAAGATTAAGTTCTCTCCTAGAGACCTTATTCTTGTGGGAGGTCGACGTGGCTCAGGTAAATCAATAACTTGTGCCAATCTTGCTAACAATGTGTTTAACTCAGGCAAGTCTGCAATCTATTTCACTATTGAGATGGATAGTAGGCAAACTCTTCAACGTTGCGCTGCAATCGCAACGGGGATACCATTCTCTAGATTAAAGTTGAAAAACCTTAATGTTACCGAGTGGGAAAAAGTAGCTACCTGGTGGGCTAACCGCTTTACTGGCGGGGCTGAATGCTTGAAAAAATACAGAGAGCACAGAGACTTCGAAAAGTTCCATCGTATCTTAACATCTACTTGCGAGCTTCTCCCGACTCAGCAGTTAGATGTTGTGTATGATCCATCTTTGACAATATCCAAAATCAAAGCGGAGCTAGATAAGAAAGTCAAGTCGCTTAATGTAGGTGTAGTCATTGTCGACTATATCAATCAAGTCAAGCGTTCCGCCCTGCCCTCACGAGGCGGTCAGTATGACTGGACTGAGCAAATAGAAGTTAGTAAGGCGTTAAAAGCAATGGCACAGGAATTTGAGGTTCCAATATTTTCTCCTTACCAAACTGACGCTAGTGGTGAAGCTAGATTCGCAAAAGGTATCTTGGACGCCGCAGATGCTGCGTATGCTCTTGAGACCTGGAGTCCCGAAGATAACTGCATTACTTTTAACTGTGTTAAAATGCGTAATAACTCTATGGACTCTTTCACTTCTACAATGCAGTGGGATTGTCTAAAGATTGGGCCAGAGAGTTCTATGTCTCCAAAAGATGCAGAGAACTCTGAGCTTAAATCTGGTGAGAGTATTGACGATCTCTAAAATACTTCTTGACACTCCTGTTATTTTTTAGTATAATATACATATTAAATAATTACAGGAGTTCTTTTCTATGATGGTTTATACAGATGCAAAGTATCGACCAGTTAGTCGTAAACGTAAAAAACTGCCCCCCAAACCTAAGCGCACTAAGCCTAAGTTTGTACCCTACACACCTACATCACAGGTGTTCCGCAGGGAAACTCCAGAGTACCCCTCTGTAGTATCTAAATCAGCAGTACCTACCAAACCAGACGAATCTTATAGAACAGAAGTATCTAAAAAATATACTTTAGCGCCTGCATACAACAAGGGTGCTTATCAAGTAATTAGTATCGACAATGTGGAGCATATAGGAAAGTAATGAAACCATCACCAATAATGTCCGAAGATGTTTATAGATTTCTAAAAAACCTAGTAGATCCAGGTAAGTTTGGGCACGCAGTAACTGCCGAAGTAAGAGACGAAGCAAGGGTTCTACTGGGTTTAGGAAGATCAGAAACGGAGCAGTATAGGACGTGACAGTAGAAGAACTATTAACTAAGAAAGATATTGACTTTCAGTTAAAAGGCAAAGATCTTATAGTAAAATGCTTGAATCCAGAGCATGATGATTCTAATCCAAGTATGCGTATCGATCAAGTAACTGGTATATTCAATTGCTTTTCGTGCGCTTACAAGGGTAATGTATTCTTTCTCTACGGAGAAAAAGTAAATCAACTACAGCTACGAAGAGATTTATTAAAGCGTAAGATACTACAAAAAAGATCAGAAAGTATTGGACTGGCAATGCCTAAAGGTGCAGAACCTTACAGCGGGGATTGGCGGGGTCTCAAACCAGAGACTTACACTAAATTTGAGGCGTTTCAACACCATGCCCCAGATTTCATAGGTCGCATAGTATTTCCAGTGCGAGATATTAGTGGTAACATTGTAGCGTTTAACGGACGACACACTACGAATGGTATACCTAAATACAAGATTAGTCCAGTTGGAGCAAAGTTACCTTTCTATCCCAAAGTAAATCCTAGGGATGGTAAAATAATACTTGTAGAAGGCATCTATGATATGTTAAACTTACATGATAAAGGATTAACAAACGCAGTATGTTCTTTTGGAACAAAGAATGTAAGTGAAGAGAAACTACAGATACTTAAAATGCAGGGCATCGAAGGAGTAGATATATTCTTCGATGGAGATGAAGCAGGACAAAAAGCAGCAACTACAATAATTG